GTAACAAACAATAGTTATGGCTCAGCTCTTCCTATTGGTGATACTGGGGACGGATATAACTTTGTAAATAGAATTAACTACCGTGGTACTGATTTTAATCCAGGTCGTGATTTAACTCAAAGTGAATTACAAGCTCGCGGTTGTTACGCTCCTAACTCTAATTTAAAAATGGACATTCCATACTACACAACATCACGTCACGCTGATTTAGCAGACGCAATTGATGATGGTATTATTATTGTTTGCTCTGCAGGAAACGATTATTGGAAAACAGTAAATAGCTCAGATCAAGATTATAATAACACATATAGATTTAATTTTTTTAGTAGTGCAATAACTACATGGCTTCATCGCGGTACTGGTTCAGGGGCTGGTTACGATCCATGCATTAACGTTGGAGCATTATCAAATAATGTAGATGAAGAAAAAGCTCCGTTTTCTAACGTTGGAAGTCTTATAGATATTTTTGCTGCAGGCGAAGCAATTCAAAGTTCACTTCATTCAGGTGGTATTGCCGATCCAAGAAATGGTAGTTATGATTTTGGCAAATACCAAGGAACAAGTATGGCAGGCCCGCAAGTTGCTGGGGTAGCAGCTCTCCTCGTTGAACAATGGCCAAATGCTACAAATACTGAAATTAAAACCTGGTTGCAAGAAAACGCAATTATGGGTGAAATGGATGACACTGGAGCTGATGATCCTATGGATTTAGATAGCTTACAAGGTGCTGCAAATAGAATGCTGCGCTGGAAAAACCAAAGAGTAGAAACAGGGAATGCATTTCCTAAAAAGAATTTTGCAAATAGACCAGCCGATGGCTTAACTTATCCTCGTACAAGAATTAGGAGACGCGGCTAAATGCATATAAATATTATAAAATCGAAGGTGTTCCATGGCTGAAGTACTAGCAACAAAATTAAAAAATGATACAGTTCGTATGTTTCGCGATGATATCGCAAACAACGATTATTACTTTTGTGTATCGTCAATTTCAATAGATACTCTTACCAGAGTTGATGCCGTAAACTCTTTTGCAAGTAAAAATGAGTTTAAAGAAAATATTTTATTTGGTAAACAATGCTTTGATTCTGACGTAAAGTTTATGATTAAATATCATGCTTGGCAAAAAGACCAAGTCTATGCGCAATACGACGATACCGTTGATTTAGAAAACGAAAAATTCTATTCCGTTGTTGGTCCTACTAATAACGATTCCGGTGATTATCGAGTTTATAAATGCTTATCAAATAATAATGGTGCACAATCAGCAAACCCACCAAACTATAACCCTGTTACTGTAAATCAAATTTATAGAATGCCAGACGGTTATGTTTGGAAGTTTATGTATTATTTAACTGAGTCAGAATTTGAAGGCTATAATGCTGTAGGTTATATTCCATTAATGGGAACTTTTGCCGTTGATCCTCAGCTTGATAGCGACGCAAATAATGTTATAACAGGTTCAGAAGTCAGCAATATTTTTGTTAACAACCCTGTTGATAACGCAGGCTATCCTTTTGTTGAAACCGGTATTGTTGCTGGCCCTCCAGGTAATGATAGCACTGTGCTTCTTAGATCTAATTTCTTGTCTGAAATTGGAAACTACTATTCAGGTATGACGCTCTATGTTAATACGCCTACGAACGTAACTTACACATATGTAATTGATACTTATACGTGGGATGCTGTTGCTGATAGAGCAAGAGTTAAAGTAATTGGTAATCCAAGTGGAGACGGAGTTATTATTAACTCAACATTTAAAATTCTACCGACTGTTAATATTATCGGAGACGGATCAGGTGCCACGGCAATTCCAAGAATTGTAGAGGGAAATATTACAAACATTGAAATATTAACTCCTGGCCAAGGCTATAATAATATTAGTGCATCTATTGTTGATCCTAACTATGATTTTGATCCAGACGATGCAAACTCCATTGATGTAAGAGCTACATTAAGACCAGTTCTTTCGCCAGTTGGTGGTCATAATTATAACTTAATTGATGAACTTTATTGTAGACATGTATTGCTTTATGCATATATTACAGAAACTGATAATAACCAAATTGGTGCTTCCAATTCTACATCAGCTGTCGGTGTACTTAAAAATCCAACGTTTACACCAGATCCTGTAACAGCAAACACAGCTTCGCCTGATGTATTTGATAATAGAATTGAAATAATTACAGATGATTATGGAAAATTAGTAGTCAATAGTATTGTAACACAAGAAGATTTAGATGGTAACGAGTTGTTTAGAGCTCGAGTACACGCAATTCAAGCTTCATCAAACACAGTTCATTTGTGCAGTTATATGGGACCTCATATTAACCAAGCAAATAATGATATATCACTCGACCCATCGTTGAATTTAATTAATTCTACCGGGCAAAAAATTTCGATAAATAGTCCAGTAGCTAATAATGTAATTGAATCAAGATACACTCAACGGTCAGGTGAAGTATACTTTATGGAAGACTTCTTTCCAATTGATAGACAAACCACCTCACGTGAAGAATACAAGCTGGTCTTAGAATTTTAAGGAAACTCAAATAGATGCCTATTAACACAGACTTAAACATTGCCCCATACTTCGACGATTTTGATGTCGAGAAACAGTTTTATAAGATCCTGTTTAAACCAGCTTATGCGGTTCAAGCAAGAGAGCTTACACAGCTACAAACAATTCTTCAAAACCAAGTTGAACAATTTGGAGATAATATCTATCAAGAAGGTAGTATTATTAAAGGTTGTAACTTCACAAACTTGGATGGTTTACAGTTCGTTAAACTAGTTGATAAAACAGGTTTTGATGTAGAAACATTTATCAGTGGTCCAAGCACCGAAGTTATTAATGGCGTTGTAACACCTATTGATGTTGTTTATGAATTAGTAGGTGGTGTTACAAGTCTTAAAGCTTCAGTAATTACAGCTACACGTGGCTTTGAAACTAGGCCGCCGGATCTTAACACATTTTATATTAACTACTTAAACACAAACGAAACTAGTAACTATAAAGTATTCCAGCCTGGTGAAAGCATTACAATCAACCGTTATAAGTACAATGGTTCAACTCTTTATAGCACCGAGCTTGGTGTTGAAACTATTGACGTTACTCTCCAGGCAGATCCGACAGGATCTTCATTTGGTATTCAAACATCGGCAGGTGTTATCTTCCAAAAAGGTCACTTCTTGTTTGCTGACGATCAAACTCTTGTCGTATCAAAATACACAAACCAGCCTGATAATCTTTCAGTAGGTTTCATAGTTACAGAATCTCTAATTAGTTCGTTACAAGATAATACCTTATATGATAATGCAAACGGTTCTACTAATGAAAATGCGCCAGGTGCTGATAGACTTAAAATGATTCCAACATTAGCTGTTTTAGATACAGCTTCAGCTGACGTAGACTCAACATTCTTTACATTAGTTAGATACCAAAATGGTTCAGCAGTTCAGTTAAGAGACGTAACTCAATTTAATTCAATTAATGAAGAGCTTGCCAAAAGAACTTACGAAGAGTCTGGCAACTATATCGTAGACAGATTTAAAATTGATATTGACCGTCGTGGCACGGATATCAAAGCCCTCGTTAATAGTGGCATAGCATATGTTAAAGGTTACCGTGTTGAAACATCGGGTAAAATTGATTTTACTCTTGACCCAGTTACAGAGACAGTAGTACAAGAAAACCAAGCTACAACAATTGATTATGGTGGGTATTTACCTATCACATCATTGTCTGGTACTATTGGGGATCAATACGAAGCTGTTACGTTACAAACTGCAGGTTCAAGCACTATTGGTAGAGCACATATTAGAAACATTACGCCAACAAGATGTTATTTGTTTGGTGTTGATATGGTTGGCTCAAACGAGTTTAAAAACGTAAGACGCATTGTTGGTACAAGCGGTGTTATTGAAATTGCATCAAATCCAGCAGTTAAAGATGCTTCACGCTCTGCAATGATATTTGATACTGGTAGCAAGTTTATTAAAACACTTTCAGACATTTCAATTCCTGTAAGAGACAAAATCGCAGCTGTTGTTTCAAATGATACAATAGCAATTACAGCAGCAGCTGGCGAAGACTTTGCTCTTAACCAAGATGATATTACTGTGGTTGATGCATCAAATACTTACATTCCAGTATTAAGTACTGCAACATCTTTAAATAACTCAGTTATTACTATTAACTTAGATCCTGCAGCAAACGCAGATCCAGCCGCAGACGTTTATTTAAACAAAAGAATTATTAATACAAGTTCATATACAAAAGCTTCAGTAAGCCCTTATGTAAAAGTAACATATAATAATAACACTTCAACATACAGTTTGGGTTTCCCTGATGTTTATAAAATTGAATCGATTGTTGCGAACACAGTAGATTACACAGATAGTTTTAAATTATATAACAACCAAAACGATCACTTCTACGATATTTCATATATGGAACATATTCCAGGACGCCCTGTACCACCAAACGGTACACTTACTATCAAACTTTCTTGTTATGAGCTTGGTACTGCTACTGGTAAATATTTCTTTACTATTAACAGTTATCCAATTGATGATACTACCGAGGTGTTACCAGCCGGTAAAATTCGTTCATACGACCTTGATACATACACATCTGCATCCGGTCAAGTTTATAACTTAAGAAATTGTTTAGACTTTAGACCACATGCCGATAAAGATTCAGTGGTTGATTATTCAGATACAACACCTAGTGCGGCTGGCGTAGTTACTACTGCGGTTGGAGATAACCAAATTGATTTTAGTGGTACAGCTTACGTTATTCCAGCGCTTAATTCTAATGCAACTTTAGATGTTGAATCCTATAAAGGAAGAATTGACTTAATCAGTATGGATTCATATGGTCTTCCATCCATTACGCAAGGTACTGAAGATTTATTACCTATTGCACCTACAGTAGGAAAAGACGAATTAGTAGTTGCTGAAATTAACATTCCAGGCTATCCTGCATTGAGCGCTGAAGAAGCTTCTCAATCTGGTAAATTTGATTCCGCTATTAGAATTAAATCAAAAGGTACTTCAAACTATACAATGCGTGACATCGAAAAGATTGAGCAACGCATTGAAGGTTTAGAATATTATATTTCACTTAACCAATTAGAACAACAATCAGAAAATCTTTTAATCTTAGACGAAAATGGATTATCAAGATTTAAAAATGGTTATATCGTAGATCCAATGAATGATACTGGGATTGCTAATTTAGATGATCCAAACTATAAAGCAGCAATTCACTTTGATAAGAAAATTCTTACACCAGCTCTTAAAACATTCCCATTAGATTTAAAATATAAATCTTCTACTGGCGCATCAATCTTCCCAACAGTCGGTACTGCTGAAACGGCAACACTAGGCAGAAACAATAACGTTAAACTTATTGGTCAGCCTTATGCTACAAACTTTAGAAACTGTGTATCTAACTTCTGGAAATATAATGGTTCTTCTAATATTTCTCCATCACATGATATGGCGCATGACACTGTTAGAAATCCAACTCCAGCAGTAATTGATATAGCTGGTGTGTTCCAAGATATGCAAGAGTTTTTACCAATCACGGGTGTTAACTGGGATGGTCCTATTGTTGACGGCGGATCTAGTACAAGACGTGTTGGCAACCAAATGGTTACGACTACACAAAGAACTCAAACTGGCACTGAGCAAAGATTGTCTGTAAATGATAGTGCAATCAACGGAGTTGGTGACTTTGTATCTGACATAAGTTTCCAACCGTTTATGAGATCTAGAAATATTAAAATCCACACGACAGGTCTTAGACCAAACACAAGACATTATTTCTTCTTTGATAGAAAAGACGTTAACGCAAATGTTGCACCAGGTACGACTTCGGCTACACGAGCGAGAACAGTTCAAAAGTTTGGTGCTTATGGCGCAGCTGTTACAACAGATTCTAACGGTGTATTGAGAGCTGTATTTAGAATTCCAGCTGGTCAGTTTTATGTTGGTGATAGACTACTTGAAATCGTTGATGTAAACCAATATTCGAGCATTGATTCAGCCTCGACTTCTAAGTCTGAAATCATGTATAGAGCTTATAATATTTCGGTAGAAAAAACAGCGCTTTCAACTCGTGTTCCTGAGTTTAGCACAATAGCTGGTAATACAACAACTCGCAACCTCGCTGCAAGGGTGACCGCAACTGATATTCCACAAGGCGATCCATTAGCACAAACATTCTTTATTAAACGAGGTATGGGCCAAGGATCGAACTCAGTATATATTTCTAAAGTTGATTTATATTTCAAACGTAAGAGTACGGTGAATGGTATTACTGTTACTTTGCGTGAGGTTGTAAATGGCTATCCATCTGGTACCATCTTACCGTTTTCAAAATTACATTTACAAGCTTCCGAAGTAAATGTTTCAGATGACGCAACTGCAATTACTGAAATTAATTTTGAAACACCAATTAGAATGGATACAGAAAAAGAATACGCAGTTGTTATTATGCCTGATGCTAATGATCCTAACTACCTACACTTTACATCTAAAGTTGGCGGTAAAGATCTTACCACAGGTCCAACAAAAGGTCAATCAGTTGTTATGGACTGGGGTGACGGTGTTCTCTTTACTTCAACAAACAATCGTGCGTGGAAATCATACCAAGATGAAGATATTAAGTTCACTGTATATCGTCATAACTTTAACTCTGCGTCTGGTACAGTCACACTTACAAATGATGATCATGAGTTTATCACGTTATCAGATTGGACTGGTAGATTTGAATCAAGAGAAATGATTTATAAGCAAATCGATACTGGCTATACTGTAAGCATGGTTCAAAACACAAATATTATTACTCAGTCAGGTAATGATTTTAATGTTGATTATGCGTCTGGTGATTATATTTTAGTTACCGCAAGTAATAACGTTGATAAAGAAATCTTTAGAGTTGCATCTATTGATAGCTCAACACAAATCACAACTGATAAACCTTGCCCGTTTAACGGATCAAATGCAAATGGTAAACCGTTAGTTGCTGGTAAGTTATCTCATTACAATAGCTATAACAGAGCTGAAATGCATTTGGCTCAGAGTTCTGCTACAAGTGCAAAGAAATTTGTTGCAGGCGATACTGTATACGGTTTTGATTCTGGAAAATCAGCTACGATTGGTTCCGTCGATAACATTAACTTAAGTTATATTCAACCACATATCCCTCGTGCACTTGATTCCGTATCAAATGTGACAGCATCTGGTAATTTGACCAACCCAAGCAATTTGGTTACACCATATCAAATGCCAATTAGGTTTGGTGATAATAACCACTTTACTCAAAACGGCGTAGTTGTTTATAGTAAATCAAATAACTTAGTTACTCCAAAACCATTTGATATTAATTTAGCAATGACAAACAATGCAAACGTTACATCAACACCATTGATCGATTTAGAACTTGCGACTCTTATGGCTTATGCTTATAAGACAACAAACACTCCTGCAACAACTTCAAAATATATTTCTAAAACAATTGAGTTAGCTGAGGATTTAGATGCAGAAGATTTAAATCTATATTTAACTGGTTATAGACCAAATGGTACTGACATTAAAGTTTATATTAGACCACAGCACGTGCAAGACAGTGCAAACTTTGATACAATGCCTTGGATTGAATTAGAACTATTTGAAGGTGCTTCAACATATTCATCGTCTTCTAACTTATATGATTATCGTGAATATCGTTACAAGGTGGCAGATGCTAATAAATCAGCTTCTGATATTTTAGAATATACAAGTACGACTGGTAAGTTTGAAGGATATAGAAAGTTTGCTATTAAAATTGAATTAGTAGCTGAAAATATTCACAACGTCCCATTCGTTAAAGATTATAGAGGGATAGCTTTGACATGACGACAGGTTTAAAACGAGATCAACATAGTAATGCAGTACTTAATACTGATGTTGCCAGTCTTAATAAATATAAACAGGAACGAAAATTATATCGGTCCGTTGTAAACCTGACCAATGAAGTAGAAGAAATTAAAGAGACAATGGCCAGAATTGAATTTCGCCTTAATAAGATAGAGAACCAATAAAATGTCAAAATCAAGTATTCAAAACGTTACGACTACACAAACATTTCAGAACTGGTTCGATAAAACCAATGAAATGGTTGACATTTTCAGAGACTCGGCAGTAACCGCTTCGGTATCAGGTGATACTACCGTGGGTGATGCTACAATCCTCGGAGAGTTTACTGCAAATACTGTAGCTGCAGCTGATGAACTTAGAACAAATCTTGTATCAGCTTATACTGCAGGTCAAGTAATTAACTTTGACCATCCTATAAACATTACCGGTACTACAAGTGAAATTGTTGCAACGTTTACTTTTGGAGCATCGGGTGCTAAAACAAGATATACCGATGGATCTACTGCTTGGGAAATTGGAATCAACAATTCTACAAGTGCAGATTTCCTTATCCAAGAAAACAATTCAGAACAATTTAAATTGTCAAGAGCTGGTGTACTTACAATTCCATCATTAACAGTTACTGAGGAAATTACATTCCCAAGAGATGCTGATGGAAATATTACTGGTACTATTGAATCAGCTAACGGTAACTTTACAGATACTTTAACAGCAAATACTATTAACGCAACCACCATAAACAGCAACGATATTCGTGGAAAGTTTTATGGTGACATTTACCACCCTGCAGCAACTGGTGGCAACGGCTCAGGCAAGGTATTTGAAAACGGTGGACCAGATGCAGCTATTCCAGCTACGATGTGGGGCAATGTACAAGGTACAGTAAGTAGTATTACTAATCACAATACAAACTTTTTAGTTGAAGGTACAGACAACAGAGTTGGAGAGTCTGTAGCAGGCGCAAGAGATGGCGGTAATAACCGCTACTTTACAGAAGCAAGAGCAAGGGCGTCGTTTTCAGCAGGAACTGGTGTAAGTATTTCAAATGCTGGGTCAATTAGCATTGGTCAAACCGTAGGCACTACATCAAACGTAACATTTAATAACATCAATTCATCAGGCGCAATCCTTTGCGAAGGTGATGTTACAGCGTTTGGCACAATTTCTGATATGACTATGAAAGAAAACATTATGCCTATTGACGGTGCACTAGAAAAAGTCTCTCAATTAGGTGGATACTTATTTAATTACAAAAATAACCCAACACCAATGACTGGGGTTATGGCTCAAGAATTAGTTGAAGTTTTACCGGAAGCGGTATATAAAACGAGAGACCCGAATACCAACGAAGAAATTTATGCGGTACGACACGGAAATGTAATTGGATTACTTATAGAAGCAATCAAGGAACTCTCGGCAAAAGTAGGCAAGTAATATGGTTATCAAGAACAGTGGCCCTATTAATTTCCAAGACATTGTAGACGAATTTGGTGGTGCAGACCCTGCTAAGTTGTCAGAATACTATCGTGGCGGAAGTTTAGTTCCAAATACAAATGCCAATAAAAATATCGCGACCTCAGGCGGAGCTTTAAAGTTAAGCCAGTTTTATGGTGCGCGTAAAGAAATTTTCATTAGATTAGATTTACAAGGTGGCGGTGGTTCAGGTGGTAACGGTATGGCCAACGGTAACGGCGCTGGTAATAACAGTGCGGGTAATTCAACTGCGTTTAGACTTTTAAGTAATAATAACGACATTGCTATTGTCGGTGGCGGCGGTGGTGGCGGACATGGTAATGCTGGTGCTATTACTGGTTCACAAGGTGGTGCTTCTGACTTCGGTGCAGGTGGCGCTGGCGGTGGAGCGAATGCTGCTGCGCCATTCCCTACATGGGGTCACTATGGCGCTGGCGGCGGTGGAGGCGGTGGTGATGATGGTTCCACAAGTTACTTTAACCTTTACGGTTCAGACGCGGCGGGTAATGCTGGTTCCGGCGGATCTAGAGGCGGCCGTGATGATTTTGAAAAAACCATTGATGTAGAAGTTACTTATAGAATTATCATAGGTGCTGGTGGAAACCCAACAGATTATGGTAACTATAAAGGTGCGCCTGGTGTTCCTGGCTTTGCATCGTTTACAACATCTATAGATAATTTTACTACAACCTATAATGCAAGACCGGCAGGTGATGGATCAACTCTTGCTGATTACACCACAAACACAACCTTCTATTTAAGAATTGCGCGAAACGGTTCTATTTACTTTGAAACAACCGCGCCTTAAGGAGACATTATGAAAAATATTAATATGTTAAAGGGGTTTTATCCTAAGCTTGATGAAGTGCTTGAGTGGTTTCCCCATAACAGAATTAAATCAATCGTATTCACCCGTCGTGAAGACGTCCATACCGTAGCTCTTATCAGCCACTTTGCAAAGGGTACTGATGATGAAGCTAATTTTGAAAAAATGTGTAAATATAATTTTCCAACAGAATGGTATGAAGTCGAAGACAAAGGCTGGGTAAGCTATGTATGCGCTGACTTAGAAAGTGTAGGTACAGGGTTTTTAAGAGTATACAAAAATCAACCACAGAATAATCCTAGAGATGGTTCTGAATGGTTAGAAAACATTGCTTATTATATCAATTCAAAAACAAGTACTGTTCTTGGAACAAAACACTATTATAGAAATGAATTTGACAGAGCTTATTATATTGATTATTTTGATGAAAACAACGAATTAGTTAAAAGCAGACAAAAAGAAGTCCAAGGCACAAAAGAATTTTGGGGTGGACCGGAAGAGCTATTTAGAAATGTTAAACAGGAAAAATTTCCTTACATGTTCGGCAGAAAAGAAAACAAAGATCAAGCTTATTTTGTAGTGCATCTAAGCTGACCACCAACTTCTTTTTATAAATATAAGAAAAAACAAAGGGTAGAAATAAATGTCAAAGATTTCAGAATTAGGTCCAATAACAGGTGCCAATACCCGTACCGAAGACCTCTTTGTTATTGTTAATCTTATCCAAGGTGATGATGGAACTAAAAACATTACGAGAAAAGAACTCGTACAAGCTATACAATATGAAATCTTTGATAGAATTACCATCACCGGCGGTAGTATTTCCAACGTAACAATATTCGCCTCAGATATAAACAACAACGTTATGGACGACAACGAGTTCAATAACGGTACTATTAATACGTCGGAAGTTAATGACTCAGACATCCAACGCGGTACAATGGCTAATACCGCAGTCGATAGTGTTACTATTGTTAACTCTGACTTCTCAGATGGTACAGGTAACAACAACGTCTTTACAAACACTATTGTTGATAACGGACAGTTAAACAACTCGACTGGTAATAACGACGTCTTTACTAACTCAACTATTGACGATTCATTCTTCAATAACGTTACTATTGACCAAGGTACTGCAAACGGACTTATCCTTACAAATATTGAAATCGACGAACTAATCCTTGAAGATGCATATATTTCTAACTCAGAAATCGTTACAACAGTATTTTCAAATGGTTCAATCCTTGATACATCATTATCAAACGTAGCAGTTTCTAACTCTACTATTACTGAATCAATTATTTCTGGTAACACACAAATCTTTGACGTTAATATCGCTAATGCTGATATTCGTGATACAGATTTAGACAATGTTGATATTACAAACTCTCGTTTCTCGAATGGCTTTATTTGGGATACTGAAATTAGTAACTCTAGCATTTTTGATACCACAGCAAACAACATCACAATTACTAATTCTGACTTCTCAGATGGTACAGGTAATAATAACGTATTTGATAATACTACTTTGAACACCGTTGAAATTAACGACGGTTCGTTTGGCGGTGTTATGGATAATGTTGTAGCAACTAACATGACAATTGGCGATTCGTCAGCTGATGGACTACAACAAGATCGCTCAACCATTACTAATTCTGATATTAATGAAGCAAGAATCGCTAACTCAACTATTGATAGCTCAACACTTGCAGACTTTGATATGGATCTTAAGAAAGTCTTTGAAGAGCCTATTGACGAAGATAGTTATTTCGCACTGAAAAATATGAAGACTGGCGAAACAGAAAAAATGACTTATCGCCAGCTTTACGAAGAAGTTTCTCGTAAAACTGAAAAAGCTCTTAAAGTTTACGTTGCTTCAGACGGTGACGACAAAAATGATGGTACACTTCTTAAGCCAGTTAACACTCTTAAGAGAGCGTCAGAACTTGCTATTGAAAAAGCAGGTGGTAATCCAAATCGTAACGATATTAATAACGCAATCCATATTTCATGTGGACCAGGTACCTATTATGTAGACGAACCAATTGTATTACCTGATGATTGTTCTATGACATCAACTGCTGGTCAGTACGCTACTGTAATTCAGAAAAAGCCAGGTTGGGAAAGAACAAACGGTATCTTAGTTGGATCCGGTTGTTATGTTCAAGGTTTTGCATACATGAACTTTGAAGTTGATAACTTTGACCAGCCTGAAGGTGGCTTTGCTATCGCTTATCGTCCTGGTGCATTAATGAGAAGATCTCCATATATTCGAGATAGTTCTCAGCTTTCAAACTTTAACCGTGAAGATGTTGAAGCGCCATTAAACCCGTTCAACTCAAAAGGTACAATCCTTGACCTTGGCCAAGAGTTCTATTTAGAGCCAGGCCACAGTGCTCAAAACCTATTTGAAATCGATGATGAAGTAACATTCTCATCTGGTGCAACAGGTTACCTTTCTTATGTTGATGACATTGCGTCAGCCAGACAGATTTATGTACGTAACCTTAAAGGGAACGTTGAACCTGGCGATATCTTATATGCACAACGTGGTGGTACAGGTACAGTTGAGAGCATTGGTATTGACGACTTCCCAAACAGACTAGTTGGTCGTGGCGGTGGTTGTCTACTTGCAGACAGAGCTGTACTAGATACTGACTCCCTCTACACATACGTATTATGTTTTGGTTTCACACCTCGTACTCAAAACGGTACAGGTTACGTTGCTAAGAACGGTGCGGGTGTTAACGGTATTGGTTCACTTTCAATCTTTACACGTCAGGCGTTCTTTGCACTTGACGGTGGCCAAATGACATTGAACAACTCTGGTTCTCAGTTTGGTGACATCTCAATGCGTGCACGTGGTAACACAGTTATTATCAAGCCTGCTGAAGCAAATGATAACATCTTAATTGCTAACACAGACTTTGCAGATGCAATCGCTGAAAATAAAACTGAGATCATTGACGATATGATCCATTACTTAACAGCCAATACAACAACTGGCTATGATGGAACAAATCCTGGTCTTGGTTACCAAGGATATAATGCTGATAAATGTTTCCGCGATACAGGCTTAATTGTTGATAGTACATCTTACGATATTGCAACAAATGGTAACTATTGGGGTCGCTTAAACGGTATTACTTATCGTTCACCAATTTCATATGTAGTTGTTAACGAACAAATGACAGAAACTGTCGGTTCTATTGAGCACCTTAAAGATGATATGGAATTTATCTTTGTAAGCGCTAACTCTGAAATTAATACAAGAGTTGGCCAATCAGTTGATGAAACTCTAAACATTCTTCAAAATGGTGAAGAAGCTGCAAACCCAATTATCTTTGCAGACACTGGAGAGTGGGAACAGACAGCTGCTCGTGAATTAGTACAAGACAACAGAAACTTTATTATTGACGAGTTTGTAAGCTGGATTGATAACAACGAAGACTTCTATGCATACGACAGTGCAAAATGTGAAAGAGATGTTCAAGAGTATATCTTACCAGCAGTCAAATATGACATGTTGCTTGATACAAACTATAACTCATTCACTACTGGTTTAGCATACTATGTCAATACTTCAAGAACAGTTCTTGAAAATCAAAGAAATGAAACGGTAGCATCATTTAAGAGACTACGTAAAACAACTGATGAGCTTATTCAAGCAAACTCTGCTCCTGCAGCTGCTGATGCATATCAAGCGTTTAATAACATCATTAATACTATTGATAATAAAAACAGCAAAAAGTATACTCCAACTAATGCAACATACGATCCAGCAACTGGGCGTATGGTTATTACGATTGGTACACATGATCTTACTGTTGGTCGTTATGTTAACCTTGGCGAAGAAAGCTTTACGTTTACTTGCTCAAGTGATAACTTTAAAACACCAATTAAGCATCCACGTAGATCTGAAAAAGCTTATCTAGCTGCTCTTCCAATTATTGCGGTTTCAGCAAAAACAATTACTGTTAACCCAGGAATGACTGCCGCAGCATTTGAGCATCGCTTTGTAGAAGCTGCTGATAATTCAATTTCAGTAATTATTGATGAACTCACATTCAGCGATAACTCAGCTATTAATGTTAACAAGCGCAATGCTCGTAAGCAACTACAACAAAACAGAGAATTCATCCAAGACTATATGATGGACTGGGCTGAAAACGAATGGTTCTTCTACGACAGCATTAAGTGTAAAAGAGATACTGAAGAGTACATTTTACCTGCAGTTCAAAGAGATGTTATTCTTGGAACAAACTATAACGCAATCCAAACTGGTGCAGCTTATCGCAGTAAATCAGGTGAGGTAAGTGTTACTGACCAGTTAGCTCAAACAGTTGGTTCAATCAACTTCATGAAAGATGAAATTGGCGAACGTGTTACAAACCCAATTGCACACGATAGAGCTGATAAAGCATTCGACGAAATGAGCAGACTGCTTAATAACAATGGTAAAAAATACACACCAACTGATGCAGCTTATGATCCTGCATCTGGTAAAACAGTAATTACTATTGGTTCTCACGACTTTAACGTTGGTGACGAAATCTTTATTGAGCCAGATAGCTTAACATTTACATGTGCTAGAGATGCAAATGCTACTGAGCATTCATATCCAACTAGGGCGTTTATCAACTATACACCTGCAACAGCAGCATACGACGTTGCTACTGGAGAGTTTAGTGCTAACATTGGTCCAAATGCTCTTAAAGCTGGAGACCTTGTAGAGTTTAAACCAGGTTCAATCGTATTTACTTGTGAAATGGATAACAATGTTACTGAGCACCCTGCGCCAGAATCACATCACCCGTTCTATAAAAAGCAAGTAGTTATCGACAGAGTTGAAGGCGAAACAATCTATATGAATGTTGGTGGTATTGCAGACGGTGGCGGTGTTCATACATTCGTCAGCGCAGCAACAGATGCTATCCAAGCTGAAAAGAGACATCCTGCTTGGAAGAAACCAGTAACAATTACTGCAAGAGACGCGACATCAATTACTGTTAATGTTGGCGAGTCAAGCGATACATCAGTACACACATTCGTATCAGCAACAACAAATGCTATTCGCGAAGCTGGAATGTGGACTGGTAAGTTTACTCCTCAAACAGCGACATACAACCCAATTAGTGGTGAAATGGAAATCACTATTGGTCAGCATGACTTACCAGTTGGTAAATGGATCTCAATTGCTCCAGAATCAATGGTATTTAGCTGTGATGTTGGTGGCGTAACAGGCACTGATGCAGCTCCACTTTACGATCACGTTGCATATAACGAACCAGTAAGAGTAACTGCGGTAACTTCAAATACAATTACTGTTAACGTCGGTAATGCAAATGGTCATGCTAATAACCACACATTCGTAAGTGCGGAAGTTGATTGTATTGATTCAAATGCACTGTACTTCTCAGACCCTGCTAAGGTACTTAAATCATATACACCTACTGACTCAACATACGATCCAGTATCTGGTGAAATGATTATCACAATTGTTGATCACGACCTTACAACTGATGACCATATCGAACTTAATCCATTAAGCTTTGAGTTTAGCTGTAACACAGGTATCGTTCCAGTTGTTGGTACTGATTTCCACCCACGTATTGGTGATAAAGCATACAAATTACCACTTAAAATTTCAGCGGCTAACACGACTACAGTGACAGTTAACTGCGGTAATGCTGGTGCTTATGCAAATACCCACACATTCGTAGCTGCTGATCCAGGTGCGGTTGTTAAAGTGGGAGCAAGTGAGCAAGGTACATATGCTAGCCGTTCACTTCAAAAGAACAAAGGTTATTTACAAGCTGAGATTTCAGCATGGCTTAACGACAATTACTTTATCTATGACAAAGATAAGTGCTCAAGAGACACTGGTTATATTCTCAATGCAGTTGCAAGAGATGTGGCAACCGGTTCTAACTTAAATGCAGTTTACACAGGTATGGGTTACCGTATCGGTACTGTTGGAGCTGATAAAGTAATTAATGAACAGCTTACAGAAACTGTTGGTGCTATTACATGGCTCAAAGGTAAAATGGCAACTGAAGTCTTAACAGACGCAACAGCAATTTCTCGCTCAAATGCATCCTTCGATGAAATCATTGACATTATGCAAAACGGAAATGCTTCAGCTGACGATGTTGATTTTGGTACAGTTGCAATCTCTGACGATGCATTCAAAGCTCGCCAATCATTACAAATTAACAAACAGTTTATCCAAGAAGAAGTAATCGCATGGATGTCAGCAAACCATCCTGGATTTACTTATAACGTCGAAGCTTGTAAGAGAGACTTAGGCATCTTCCTTGATACTGTTGGTTGGGATGTACAGCATGGCGGAAACGCGGCAACAGTCAACAATACAAGACTTTACTTCGAAAATGCATTACCAGTATTAACTGATAACGAAATTGTTCCAACATCAGGTTCATATGACTTTGTATCAGAATTGGCTGGTAAAATTGTACGTGGCGAAGAGTTCACAGCTCTTTCATCTAACACTGCGGTACAATTAGTTGATAGTGCTAATGAATCATACACTCCGACTGATGCAACATATGATCCAGTAACTGGTGAAATGGAAATCACAATTGGTTCCCACACATATGCAGCTGGTGATAAAATTACTATTGACCCAGAAGGTATTACCTTTAGCTGTGGCTTTGGTGGTGGTGGTGTTGATTCACATCCAAATGCAAATGATTCATACTTACGTAAACCATTTACGATTTCATCTGTAACTTCCACAACAATCCTTCTTAATGCTGGAGCAGCTGGAACTAATACAGATCCTCATACCTTTGTATCAGCAACAGCTCAGTGTGTAAGATCAGCTAATATGGCAGAATCATATACACCTTCAAACGTTGCATACAATCACTTGACTGGTGTTATGACAATGACATTAGGTAACAGACATCTATTTGAAAAAGGTGACTATGTTATCTTTGACGAAAATGCAATTACCTTCTCTTGCCCAACATCACCATCTGATCCTACACCAATTAATATCTCACACCCACGCCCAACTGATCCAATCTTTAACAAACCAGTTAGAATTGACTCAGTAACAGAAACAACTGTTACAATGCAAGTTGGAAAAGCTGGTGTTGATAAGGTTCACACATTTGTAAGCTCCTTAGTTGGTGGTGTAAGAAGATCCCTAGATGTAACAATTGCAACTAAGGTAAAAGACCTATTCACAACAATCGCTGAAACCATTAGAGAAAATGATGGTACAGTTGCTGCGGTAATGGAACCAGTATATGCGCTTCCATCTAATTACAATGCAACAATTAAAGCACAGTCTGAAAAAATCCTAGGTCAAAAGCCTAAGTACCAAACTGAAATCATTGACTATATTACAGACACATATAATGGCTTAGCATATAACATTGCTAAATGCCCAAGAGATGTTGGCTATATTGTTGACTCTGTATCAGAAGACTTGGAATACGGCGGCGATAGTGCAACAATCTATAATGCTCGTTACTACTTTGAAGGTGCAATCAACGTACTTCCTCAGTATCAGAGAGAACCAACTAGATTAGCTTGGGAACACCTTGCTGATGTAATGGAAAAAGTTGTTACAAATACTGTTAATGAGCCAATCTTTGGTTCGCAGTTTACTCCAACTGGAGCGGTATACAACCCAGTAAACGGCATGATGGAAGCCACAATTGGTTCCCACACATTACAGATTGGTGACCATGTTTGGTTTAAACCACAGGGTATTACATTCAGCTGTGACAATGGAAGTGGTGTACAAAACCACGCATCACCGGAAGCACATCACAGATTCTATAACAGAGCATGCCCAATTATTGGTATCACTGGAACAACCATCACAATGTGGGTTGGTAATGCTGGAGCATACACAGGTGCTCATACATTCGTAAGCGCATTATCTAATGCAATTAGTGAAATCACTGGTAACCTTGAATACCAAGATGTTTCAGGATTTGCTGCTGATGCTGCTACTGGTACTGAAGCTAAGAGACTTACAAATGTAATTTCTGATATTGTTGACGATCGTCTTGTAATCCCAGATTACACAGGTTCACTTGATATTACACAGAAACCAGAAACAAGAATCTTAGGATTACCAACAGCTGATGCAGCTAATGCACCTCTTATGGATCCAGCAAGAACATTTGCTCGTAAAACATTACAATGGAACAGAGCGTTTATCCAAGAAGAAGTTGTACGTTTTGTACGCGACAACAACTATTCATATGATGAAGACAAATGCGCAAGAGACGTTGGATTTATTATTGACGCTGTTGCAAGAGATGTTGAAACTGGATCTGATTATCCTTCCAAGTATTATGGTAGAGCTTACCGTGTAGGTACAGTTGGTGCTGATAAAGTAATCGAAGAGCAATTAGCAGAAACTATTTCAGCTATTGAATATGTAAGAGATGATATTTTACCAAGATTAACTGGTACACCTCTTACAGCAGCAACTCAAGCGTTTACTAACATTATCGGTATTATGACTGATGGAACAACTGGGTTGACATACTCTAGCTTTGGAACAGGTAATATCGGTAATACTAATGCTAACGCAACAACTGGCTTACAAGCTAACAGAGCATTCTTACAAAAAGAAGCTACAGCATGGATTAACTTACAGATTGCTAACAATGCAGCTGGGTTCGTAGGATTAGTATACAACCAAGCTAAATGTGAAAGAGATGTTGGATTCATGATTGATGCGGCATCGTTCGATATTAGACATGGTTCTAATGTTGCGATGAGAGACTTTGCAAAACTTTACTTCGAAAATGGAGTGAATGTTGGTTTACCTGCAGAGCAGAGAGCTCCAACAGCAGCGGCATTTGCACACATTGCTGATATCGCTGAAAAGGCAGTATTGAAACAGTCAATTACTCCAACAACTGGTAACGTACTCACCGCAGACACAAACTTTGGTAACGTGGTCGGCCAAACAGGTGCTGATGTTGAAAACCTTATCCTTATTGTAAGAGATATTATTGCTGAGGATTCCTTAATTAATCTTCCTCAAATCCAAGAAGCTCAAACAACTGCAGGCGCAGCTCAGAACTACAACGAAGCTGCAGCGGTTACGATTATTAGAGATCGTAAAGCACCACTTGGAGCAGCGGTTGTTCAATACCTTGCAGACAACTTCCACTTCCTAGAGTATAGTGAAGAACGTTGCCGAAGAGATGTTGGTTATATTGTTGATGGTATCAGCCATGATATTCAATACGGTGGTAACACTGCTACTCATGGAAATGCTGAACTTTACTTTAAAAATGCTATTAACTTATTACCAATGGATCAGCGTAGAGCAACAAAAGAAGCATTTACTCATATGTCAAAAGTTGTACGTTGGGTAACACGTAATGAAATGGTACCTCGTAAACTTGGCCGTCAATGGACTCCATCTACAGCTACATACGATCCAGATACCGGAATCTTTACTGCAACACTTGGCGCAAACCATAACTTAAATGTTGGGGATCACGTAATTATTGCACCTGAGAGCATTGTGTTTACATGTTCTTTAGATGGTAATGTTGCTGAACATCCATCGCCAGAAGCAGGTGATCCATACTTTAACGCTCCAATGTTAATCACTGCAAAAGATGCAACAACCATCACAATGCAGGTTGGTAAAGTTCCTTATGGTAAAGGTGGTGGAGCTCATACATTCGTCAGAGCTTCTAAAAATGCTATCACTCATGTGACAGGAAACCACGTTAAACAAGAAATGCCATCCATCGCAGCCAGAAGAGAAATTGCAAACGAAGCAATGGAACTTGGTATGATGGTAGCAAATATCGCTGATGATAATGATGCAAGCAAATTACCATCCAGAAGAGATCCACATATTGCATGGATCGAAGCTGATATGTTAGCTGCTAAAAACATCATTGATGATAATACCACAATGGTCGCAGATGAGTTGCAAACTTATATCTACGAAACTTATAATGGTATCAGCTACGCCAAAGAGAAATGTCGCAGAGATGTTGGCACTATGGTTGACGCACTATCACACGATATGAACTACACAACTAACTGGGCATCCCTCAGAACTGCAGAACTTTACTTTGTAAATGCTACTTCAATCTTACCAGCAGATCAAAGACAACAAACTGCTACATTCTTCGGTGAGATGGCTTCCCTAGTATCATTGGTTGCACAAAGAGCTGCGGCAAATACAGCGCTTATGAGTCATACATCGGTTGTACAGGATATAACAACACACGACGCAGCAACAGCTGTTGAAGGTGAAGAAGCTGCAGACTTAGTAAGAATTGTTGAAGATACAATTAGAAGAGATAGCATGGACGGTATGCCATCAGTTGTTGAGCCTAACACTTCTTGGGTTGACAATAGTAAGGTATGGGCTGCGAAACAAATCAATGATAATCTTGATGAATTGGCTGACGACGTTACTCAGTTCTTGAAAGATACATTTACAATTATTGATTACTCTAAAGCAAAATGTCGTAGAGATGCTGGTTATATCCTGGATGCTATGTCTTGGGATCTTAACTATGGCGGTAACCTTGCTACAAGATGGAATGCAGATTTCTACTATTGGAATAATGAGCTAAGAGTTCCAGAAGATACAAGAGTTGCTACAGCTCAAGCTTATCGTCAACTTGGTCGTATCGTAAAAGATGTAGTAGTTGGAGAATATCCAGGTCAAAGAATCCGCTCAGAGCTTGGTACAGATGTACAAGCAAAACAGGCTGATGACTTAGGAATGATTCTTTATAACGCTCTATTCTATAACACACCAAAAGCTCTTGGTCCAACAATTGAACCTAACTTTGCGTGGGAAACAGACAAGACATTCAAATTTGCGAAAGATATTCTATCTAACAATAGAACAAGACTGCAAAAAGAAGTACAAAGATTTATTACTTCTGAATATAAATTTATTGACTTACCAAAAACTTACCGTGATGCTGGTAACCTACTTAAAATTATACAAAACGATTTCAGATATGTTAACCCTGCGGTTGCTGTCTCTGGATTGTATAATGAAGTTGGTGCTGGTGCTGATAAGGCAACAAGATCATTTGCCGCAGCATTGTTTAACATTAATGCTGAGCATGTATTCCCAGTGTTTAATCCACCAGAAACATTTGCTGACTGGAGAAAACTACGCTTTAAAGGAACTGTGGTAGATGCAGCAGCAAGAGATGCATTAACAGGCGTCAAGCGTTGGGAAGCATACATTATTCCAGTTAATAATAATGCAAACCGTTACGTTGGTGAGATCTGGTATTGGACAGGTGTTACATGGGCAAGCGCAGGAAATAATAACACCGACTTGTTATATTCCTTCTATTCTGCCTGGGAAAAGATGAGAGACTATATAAATAACAATATCGCACCGGATCAAGAACACAGAAATATGGTAACCGAATTGATTGATAACGTACTTATAGACTCAGTAATTAGGCCGAACTTCTTGGCATTTGGATCTCTTGTTGAATCCATTGCTCACCAGTTCAACGGTGCTTCTGCTGGTGTTAACAGAAACGCGTTACCACTCAACTTTAGAAACATTGGTGCAGCGATTGGTGCTACTGCTTCCGTACTTTCGGAAAATGGTGGTAGAATCAGATGGTCAGGATCTGACGAATTAAACAACCAGTACTTTGCAAGAGGTCTAAGAATTAATGGTAGAACAGGTCGAATCGAAGGCCGACCATTTACCTCATCAGTTCGTAAACTTGCAAGACGTGCATCTAACTCAAGGGCATCACTATAATGGCTATTACAACGATTAATACAACTCAGGCGCCCGACGCAAAACCGGTCGCCAAATCCTTTACCTTATCTACTAATTGGCAAACAATGATTGAAGTTCCAAACTACGAAGTTCCAGAACTAGTGTTTGGTGGTTCAACAACAGTAGAACCAGGCGTTGGCGAAGTTATTTCACCGTTAATGCTCTGTAACTTTACCGCAAATACTGTTGCGGTTGATGTTAGAACATATAGATATGATTTAAATGATACTTTTTGGATTGTAAGAAACATGCAGATTCCAGCATATGATACAGTCCCACTACCGCTTAACGGTCAGTTCTTTAAATCTGGTGATTTATTAGAATTAAAAACAGACACAAACTTAGCGGTTGATGCGACATTGTCGTTTACACTCGGTCAGTCTGAGGAGGATGACGTATAATGCCATTTAGATCACTTAGTGGAAGCCGAATAATTGGGCAGGGTACTCCGCAACCAGTACCTATTCAATTAGATCCAGCTCCGTACAAAGGTGCCCTTGCCTTTGGTACGGATAATCTGGTCTATGTTTCCGACGGAACAGCTTGGAATGCAATTGGGGCGGGAACACAAGGTACAACTGGTATCCAAGGAGATGCTGGTAACCAAGGTGTACAAGGTACTTATGGACCTGGTTTTACAATTATCGGGTCGGTACCTGATGTTAACGTAGATCCACCAAACGACGAACAACTTACTCTTAATACTGCCTTTCCTGGTGCAAATACTGGTGACGGTGTTATTGATAATACTGATGATGAGCTTTGGATTTATGACGGCGCAACTTGGGTAAACTTCGGATCCTTCCGTGGTGTACAAGGTTTCCAAGGTGTACAAGGTCTGCAAGGATTTCAAGGTACCATTGGTGAAGAAGGTATTCAAGGTAGTCGTGGTTTCCGTGGTTTCCAAGGTACTCAGGGTATTCAAGGCGATACTGGTTTACAGGGTTTACAAGGTATTCAAGGTAACCAAGGTACGCAGGGCCCACAAGGTACTCAAGGCGTTCAAGGTTTTCAAGGATTACAAGGTGACTTGGGTAACCAAGGTACACAAGGTCCACAATCTATTCAGGGTACTACGGGTATCCAAGGTGATGTAGGTATTCAAGGTATGCCTGGCGATGACGCTGGCATGATTGTTCAATATAACGTATCACATCAATTTGCTGAGCCATCACCCGCAACTGGCGGGTTTATGTATTTCGACTCTCCTGCAGCTGATACTGGTAACTTAACTGGTGTAAGCAAAATTTGGATTTCAGATTCAGACACATTCAATATTGACTTAACTGCATATTTTACTGCAATTGACGCATCATCGTCTACTAATAAAGCTGTGATGAAAGTTACATTACGAGATAATCCTTCTAAATATATTATCTTCAATATTACAGAACTTACTGATGATGGCAACTATTGGGATATGGATGCCTCTTATGTATCAGGTACTGCTTTAAAAGAAGATTTTGTTGCAGAAAATCCAGGTAATCCAGGTACATATATTTCTCTTCCTTGTATTGTAGCATTTAGTATTGCTGGTGATAGAGGTTTCCAAGGTATACAAGGTCCACAGGGAACTCAAGGCGTACAGGGTGTGCAAGGTCTTCAAGGAGACCAAGGTGTACAGGGAGTACAAGGGGATCAAGGCGTACAAGGTGTTCAAGGTAGCTTAGGTTTACAAGGTGAACTAGGTTTCAGTGGCGGTCTAACATTTAACTTTGATTATAATAGTTCTACTACCGAAGGGTTCCCAGGTCTTAATCAATGGTTACTTAACGATGCAGACGTTACACAAGCATCAAAGCTTTACATTGACGATTTAACCAACACTGGCCGAAGAGTTGATGGACTATTTAATTACTTAGATACACTTACAAGTAATCCAAAAGGTCAAATTTTTATCAGAACGCCAAAAAATAATGGCACTGACGAATATGAATTTGTCATTTATAACTTCAGTAATTGGACATGGTCACCTACTGGTACAGGCGCTGACTGGGGACACTTTGATGTTTCATGGGTAGCAAGCTCTACACTTGGTGGAACAGATGCTTCTCCTGGAACAAGCTGGACTTCAGGCGCTGTACCAACTTATGGTGTCACAGCAATTGTTGACTTTATTCCTTCAGGCCAAAGAGGTATGCAGGGCGTTCAAGGTATGCAGGGTACAACTGGTATCCAAGGTTTATTAGGTAACCAAGGTATTCAAGGGGATCAAGGTGTTCAAGGTTTCCAAGGCACGCAAGGCTTCCAAGGTGTTCAGGGTGACGTTGGTGTTCAGGGTATTCAAGGAACTACTGGTATTCAAGGTGATACAGGTTTCCAAGGTTTACAAGGACATGGTGGTAACCATGGTGGATTAACATTTGAATGGAACTTTGATGCTGACTTAACTGCTCAGTCTAATCCAGGTGCAAGCAAATGGAAAATCAACAGTGGTAATATTACAACAGCTACAACACTGACTATTGATGACTTACCTCTCGATAACTTTGCAGAAGATATTGATGGTATTTTTAATTACTTGCAAGGTAATCCATCTTCAATTAAAGGTCAAATCTTTATTGAAAGTCAGCATGACGACAATGGACCTCCAGGTCACCACTTTGTAGTATATGAATTTACAGATTTTACTTGGGATGCTTCAGGTAATTCTTGGGGTTGGTTTGATATTAACTACGTTGAATCGTCAAGTGTAACTGCAAATGATTGGAACACGGTTGTTACAGACCACGGACCAAAAACTGTTATTAACTTTATTCCGGCCGGTCTAACTGGTACACAGGGTATGCAAGGTACAACTGGTATCCAAGGTGATATTGGTTTCCAAGGTATCCAAGGCGACCAAGGTGTGCAGGGTATTCAAGGAGTCCAAGGCAACCAAGGTGCACAAGGTGTAGCTGGTGCGTTCGGTGGAGCATCATTTGAATATGATTATACACCTGATGCAACACCTACAGGGCCTGCAGCTGGTGTTCTTAAATTTAATAACGCTGATATTAGTGCTGCAACTGTTCTTCGTATCAACGAAGTAGATGCTAATGGTAATGATATTGAAGCATTCTTAAGAACAATTGATGATTCTTCAAGTGCTACAAAAGCATATATCAAACTTATTTCAATCGCCGATCCAACAGAATTTGCATTATATGCACTTACAGGATCCGCTGAGCCAGGTGCATACTTTAATTTGAATGTTACTTGGATTTCAAGTTCAACAAATATGGATGCGACATATCTTACAAGTAACGTTGATGTTATAGTTACATTTGCTAGAACTGGTGATTCTGGTATCCAAGGTTTACAAGGTATGCAAGGTACATTGGGTATTCAAGGTGACTTGGGTATTCAAGGTTCTGACGGTGCCGGTTCTCAAGGTATCCAAGGTGTACAAGGCGACTTAGGTTTCCAAGGTACGCAGGGTTTCCCAGGTCCTATCGGTCCGCAGGGTGCTCAAGGTACTGACGGTTTACAAGGTGGTCCTGGTTTCCAAGGTTCAACCGGTGGATTCGGCGGTGTAACCTTTGACTATACTTATAGCACAACTACAACAACCACGGCTGATCCAGGTGTTGGTTATATCAGATTCAATAACGCAGCTCTTGCATCAGCTACAGAAATGGCTATTGATGACCGCGATGATGGTTTCAATAACTTAGCTGCTTTCTTACAAACAATTGATGATTCAACAAGCCCAATTAAAGGTCACTTTAAAGTTTCTGAAAAGACAGATCCAAATGATTTTGCAATCTTTACAATTTCAGGATTAGTAGATGAAGCTGGTTGGTTTAGAGTACAGTGTGCTAATATTACTCAGTCACTTACAAACTTTGCAAACGATGAAGATATTATTATTACGTTTGCTAGAACTGGTGATATTGGTCCAGATGGTCCTCAAGGTGTACAAGGCTTTGAAGGTTTCCAAGGACCAGGCGGTTTACAAGGTGGCGGTGGTGGCCAAGGTACTCAAGGTCCACAGGGCATGCAGGGTACCCAAGGTTTCCAAGGTACACCAGGATTTATTGGTGGAGACGGTACACAGGGTTTCCAAGGCTTCCAAGGTATTCAAGGCTTCCAAGGTGTTGGTGGTGTTGATGGTAACGAAGGCGGACAGGGTGTACAAGGTATCCAAGGTTTATTAGGCGAAGGTGCACAAGGTATTCAGGGTGAAAGTGGTGCTCAAGGTATTGCTGGTATCGGTGCTACTGGTATTCAGGGTTTCCAAGGTATCCAAGGTGATGCAATCCAAGGTATGCAAGGTTTACAAGGTGATCCAGGTCCTCCAGGTGCTGGTAACCAAGGTATTCAAGGTCTACAGGGCTTCCAAGGTACTATAGGCGACCCCGGTTTCCAAGGTGTACAAGGTATTCCAGGCGCAGGCGATGCAGGTGTACAGGGTGTACAAGGTATTGATGGTGATCCAGGTGTTCAAGGTTTCCAAGGTATCGGCGGTGATGGTAACCAAGGTGTTCAAGGTTTCCAAGGTGCTGGCGGTATTGGTGCTGATGGTATCCAAGGTAACGACGGTGTACAAGGTACTCAAGGTATTATCGGTGAATCTGGTGTTGGTGGTACTCAAGGTGTTCAGGGTTTCCAAGGCTTCCAAGGTAACCAAGGTACTGAAGGTGGATTAGGTAACGTAGGTGCTCAAGGCCACCAAGGTACACAAGGTGATTTTGGTTTCCAAGGACCTCCAGGTGTCGGTTCGCAGGGTATTCAAGGTGGCCAAGGTGTACAAGGTGATCTTGGTATTCAAGGTTTCCCTGGTCAAGGTACACAGGGTATCCAAGGTACTCAGGCTGCTCAAGGTGTTCAAGGTGAACGTGGTTTCCAAGGTACGCAAGGTGCGCAGGGCTTTGGTCCAGAAGGTGCTGTTAACAACATCCAAAACGTTCACGAAACCAGTGTACAAGATACTGCATTGTTCATCACAATGGTTGAAGGTGGGTCTACTACCCAGCCACTTAGAGCAACAACTGGTCCTAACCCTGGTAGTGAATCCAACTTCTTCTATACGTCAGATGTTGACGAGCTTACAGTAGAAAATATTCAAACTGAAGGTAACTTAGTAGTTGAAGGTACAGCAACATTTAATGGATCGGTTGAAGGATTTACTTCTAACCTATTCTTCCCAACGGATGTTTTCTTAGGATTCGGTGGATCAGCAGGTGTACCAACAGCTGAGCTTGGTTACAACGGTTCTTCTTCAAGCTTAGTTGTGGATGTTAACACAGCTGTTATGAGTGCATTTAGAATTAGAAATACTTCTACTAATGCTTCCATATTCACAATGAATACGGCAGACGGATCTTTTACTGCAACTGGTAATATCGAAGCTAACTCAGACGAAAATCTTAAAGAGAACATCGAAACTATTAACGATGCACTTCTTAAAGTGAATAAGTTAAGAGGTGTTTACTTTGATATGAAAGCACATCCAGGCAAACGTAATACTGGTGTTATTGCACAAGAAATGGAAAGAGTATTACCTGAAGTTGTTTCAACAAACCCAGAAGACGGAATCAAGAGTGTTGCGTATGGTAACGTAGTTGGCCTTCTGATTGAAGCAATTAAAGAACTTAAAGAAGAAGTCGACCAATTAAAAGGTTGATACATGTTTTTAAGTCCAAATTGCGGTAATTAAAAAGAGGGGGGCTTAATGCTCCCCTTTTCTATAGCACCATTATTATAAATAAAGAAAAATGGTCCATTCAAAAGAGATTAACAAATGAGTTCTCAAGCAAATATTTACATAGATCAAGGCACTGATTTCAGACTTACCATCGAGCTTTTCGATGAGGACGATCTCGACTTACCTATTAATGCTTATACTTTTTATAGTGATATAAGAAAACTTTATTCTACTAAAAGAGCGGCAGAATTTGAAATACAAAAAAATGAAAATGATATAACACTTGTATTAGATTCCGATACAACAATCCAGCTTACACCTGGTAAATACCAATATGATGTTTTAATGAGGAAGCCAACGGGAGAAATTTCCAAAATTGTCAACGGGTTGGCAATCGTTATATCAACCATCACGGAGGTATAAAGGGTGACTGTTAAAGTTAGAGTCGGCCAAACTAAAAACGTACGTTTAGTAGCGTCTGGCGAGAAAAGACCTGTCATTGTACCAGATTCAATTACCTTAGGTGTTGATACAGTTGGTGAATATGTAGGAAAAATAGATGCTGGTGCAGCAATTGTTGTTACACCAGAAACAAACATTGAAACCGCAAACCTAGTAATATCTCATGCTATTACAACCACACAATCTAATACGATTAATGGCGCATTAGAGTTTGTAAGTAACGCTACGTTAGATCAATTTGGTCACGTCACCGGTTTTAGTAATACTGCTTTAAGTTCAGCAAACTTTAGTGCTAATAATGGAGTTATTTCTTCTCAAAACATAACGTTTGGTAATACTGATATTACGCTTGGCGAATCTACAGATCGTATAATGGGTCTGGATAGATTACAAATTGGTACTATTGATATTCAAAACGATACAATAGATTCACAGGGTAATGTTGCTTTCACAATGACAGATCCTTTGGGAACCTATTCATTTGGTGTACGTCGAATTATTGATGTTGATAACCCGATTACAGCTACAGATGTTGTTAACAAAAGATATTTAGAAGCAGAAATTGAACGTATTGAGAATACGGTTAAAATTGTTGCTGATCCTATTTTAGACACAGATGCTACTAACAAAAGATATGTTGATGCTTTAATTCAAGGTTTAATTGTTCGTCCGTCAGCACTTGCTGCAACTACTGCAGATCTTGGTGGTACATTTGAAAGTGGTAATACATCTTACGCGTCAACAATCACATTAGATCCAATAGCAATTCTTTATATCGATGACGTTACATCCTGGGATTTAGGTGACAACTTAGTTGTTAAAGACCAAAATAATCCTTGGGAAAACGGTTCATATGACGTTGTTCAGGTTGGTAGTGCAAATACTGAATGGGTATTCCAAAGAACTGAGTGGGGTAACCAAAGCTATGAAATGCCTGGCTCATATGAGTTTGTTACAGACGGTACAGTAAACGGTGGTACAGGTTGGGTTATAACTGTTAACGATGCTTCAACCTTTAATATCAATGTTGATGCTATTAATTGGACTCAATTCCAAGGTGAAGGTACGTTTACAGCAGGTCGTGGTTTAACACTTAATGGTACACAATTTGTAGTCGATAAGATCCAAGATATTGAACAAATTTCTGGTGATGGTGCTATTATTCTACCAGTTGGTGACTCTACAACAAGACCTACACCAGCATCTGGTATGATTCGATTTAACAACGTTGATGGACAGTTTGAAGGTTACGACGGTGTTGCATGGTCAGGCCTTGGTGGTACAATTGACTTAGACCAAGATACTCGCATCGAGGCTGAAGATACAGCTGGCGATGATAACGATGAATTAAAATTCTTTACAGGTGGAACTCTTTCTGCTAAGTTTGATGCTAATGAGGCTAACTTTTATGGGAACGTAGTAATCGCTGGTAATATTACCGTAGGCGATGCAAATACAGACTCAATTACAGTTGCTGCTGATTTTGAATCAGATCTTATACCAAATGACGATAGAACATATGCCCTTGGTTCAGAAGCTAAAAATTGGAATAAACTTCATGTAGATACAATTGAAAGCAGCGATCGTATTATTACATTCGGTGGGACTGGCGCGATTGCTGTACCATCTGCTAATACAGGCTTAAGACCATCTGGCCCTCCAGGCATGTTACGCTTTAACTCTGTTGAAAATAGATTCGAAGGTTATGATGGTATTCAATGGTCAGGATTGGCCGGATCTGTTATTGACCTTGATAGAAATACTTATATTATTGCTGAAACGTCAGCAGGTGCTGATAACAACCAATTAGATTTTTATACTGCTGGTGTTCAAAGATCTCAAATAGACGCTGACGGAACAACTCGTTTCGGTTTAGGTCTTAACAAAGTATTAATTGATTATACCACAGGAAACATAACTATCAATAGTCAAATTGGTTCTGCCAGTGATTTAATTTTAAATCCTGCTGGTAATATTGATGTTGCTAATAATACTGTAACAGGCTTGGCTTCCCCTGTCAACCCCACTGATGCAGTTAATTTATCTTATCTTGACAATCAATTCTCGTCTGGTTTAACAATTGTTGATAATGCCAACACTTATCCCGATGGTGTTAATCTTCTTGCAAGTCCAACAATTGAAATTGGGCGTGGTCTGGAACTTGAAAACTTAGACTCAGCAAATAATACTTTTAAAATTGGACTAGATGTTACTGGTGCAACACCTGGCTTATATGGTCAAGATGGTTTTGCTCCAAGATTTAGACTTCTTCCAGACGGTCGTATTGACTTTGTTACAGACATTCCAATCGAGCTTCAAGCTAACGCGATTCCAAACTTTACAGAAACATCTCGTGATATTATCGCACAAATGTTTACATTAGCTAATGCTAATAACGAAGGCATTATTGCAGTTAATGATGACTTTAACGATGTTTTAAATCTAAAAGCTGCTAACTGGATTCTCAATTTAACTGGCGATGTTGTTGGTTCAAATACAATTACAAGACTATCAAATACAGATATTGATTTAAGTATTACTGATGCTTATGTAACACAATTATCAGGTGATGCAAATTCTGGTTTAACCACCACGAGCGTTTCAAACAACGTAGTACTTACAGTTGACTATACACACTTAGATACTGTTTATGCAAACCTTGCTGGTGCTACATTCTCTGGTGATATTGAAGCTCCAAGATTTGTTGATAGTGATAACACAACCTTCTACTTAGATCCGGCCGGCGAATCACGTTTAAACAAAGTTGACCTTGGTTATGGCTCTACGTTTTCTCAACTGCGATTCCGCGATGGACCTGGCTCATTTTCTGTTATGTATGGCCAAGGTGGTAAACTTGGTATTCTTGACAATACATTCAACTATGCTGTTTATGCAGAAAGATCTACAGGCGACTGGATTGTAAAAAGAAACGTCGAAGCTCAAAGATTTATTGATGCAGATAGTACATCTTATTTCTTACATCCAGGTGGAACTGACTCATTATTCAAAGCACTTCAAGTTGAAAACAATTTAATTGCTGGTAATATATCAGTAATTGATAGTGAGATTTCAACAACTTCTGGGGATATTACATTAAACCCAGCGGGCAATCTTAGCCTTAATAGTAATTTAATTACAAATGTAGCAGACCCTGTAAGCGCACAGGATGCAGCAACCAAAACATATGTTGATAGTGTTGCACAAGGTTTAAGAATTATTCCAGCAGCTCTTGCTGGTACAACTGCAGATTTAGGCGCTGTTTATAGTGCAGGAACTCTTACTGATGCTTCGGCTAACACAAGTGCATTTGCAGTTGACGGTGTTACAGACTGGAGCATTGGCGATAAGGTATTAGTTAAGGATCAAACTAACCCATCAGAAAATGGCTCTTATGAAGTCACGACTGTTGGTGATGCGTCAAATGCTTGGGTACTTACTCGAGGCGAATACTTTAACGAAACATCTGAAATTCCAGGTGCTTTCCAATTTATAACTGACGGTACTGTAAATAATGGTACTGGCTGGGTTGCTCAAGTAGTTGATGCAGAAACTTTTGTATTAGATACTGATGATGTAACATTCTATCAATTCTCAGGTGCGGGTACATACACGGCCGGAGAAGCTTTAACATTAACAGGTACCGAGTTTTCTGTTACTAATCCAAATATTTTGTTTGGCGCAGATAGTGGTAATACTGATATTGTTACGTTAGGTGAAACAATTATTATAGCTGGTGGAGAAGGTGTTGATACAACAGTATCAGATAACAACATTTCAATAGCTGTTAATGAATTAGATGGTGGATCATTTTAATTTTTAATTAGGTATATACCTATTATAACATAAGGACATAGATATGTCAACAACTATTAAGCTCCGTAGGAGTGCTATTGCAGGTCGTATTCCAACTACGGCACAATTAGAACTTGGCGAATTGGCGATTAACACCCAAGACGGTAAGATCTATTTTAAAAAATATGACTCAGTATCCAACACTGAAAGTATTATTGACATATCGTCAAACTTAGATGCAGCCGCAATTCTTGCAGAGCTCATCACAGTTGACGGTCCGTCCTCAGGCCTTGATGCAGACCTATTAGATGGTCAAGAAGGCACCTATTACTTGGATTGGGGAAACTTCACCAACACAGCAACAGGCGTTACAGCCAACACATATGGTTCATCTACCGCCATTCCAGTACTTACTGTTGATGCTGACGGTCGAATTACATTAGCCAATACAGCACCAATTGCAGGCGTAGATAATACTGAATGGACTACAGCAAATAGTACATTTACTATCCGCACGGCAGATGGTGGAATATTCGATACTCAAATCAATGAGTTCCATGATTTAACTGTAAATGGTAATGTAGCAATCCAAGAAACAATGACAGCAAATAACATTGTTGTTGCTGAACATATTATCGCTGGTAGCCTTTCTGTTCTAGGTAATATTGATACACCAAACCAAACAGATTCTGGAAACTTAATAGCTAACTCAGCTGTTATTGAGCACCTCACAGTTAACAACGACATAATTGTAAATGGATTAGTCGATGGGCGAGACGTTGCTGCAGATGGTGCAGAGCTTGATGGATTAACTGTAACACTTACAGGCAAAGTAACAGGCACAGGAAATAATGACCTGTCTGGTACAATTGCGTTTGATACAGAACTTGCAAACACTGGTGTAACGGCTGGTATATATGGATCTTCTACCGCTATTCCAGTATTTACTGTTGATGAAGATGGTAGATTAACCACAGCAAATACAACTCCAGTTGCCGGCGTAGATAACTTCTCATATGCTGCTGCAAATAACACAATTACTTTAGAGACTGGCGATGGCTCAATCTTTAATATCCAAACTGAAACAGAAGTTACGTTATCTGGTAAAGTTACAGGTACAGCCACTGCAACAGACGGTAATTTAAGTATTGCTACAGAGCTTGCAAACACGGGTGTTACTCCTGGATCATATGGTACAGCTTCACAAATTCCAGTAATCACTATTGATGAAGATGGTAGAATCACTGCTGCAAGTAATACTGCGGTGGCAGGTGTTGAAGATACTAATTGGTATTCAGCAAATAACACGTTTGCGATTGAAACTGGAGATGGTTCAGTATTCAATACTGTTATCAACTCATTTAATCAAATCACTGCAAATACTATAAACGGCAGAGATGTTACAGCCGACGGCAATAAGCTTGACGGGATTGAAGATAATGCTACAGCTGACCAGACACCAGCAGAAATCCTTGCAGCTCTTTTAACGGTTGACGGTGATGGATCAGGACTTGATGCTGATACTATTGACGGTTATTCAGCTTCTGAAATTCTTGATGCTGCTGCTAATAACGCGGCTAACTTAATTGGCGCTGGTAATATTACAATCACCGCAAACAATGGATTAAGTGGAGTTGCAGAGTTTAATGTTAACACGGCAAATAACGAATCGTTTACAGTAGAGCACGGCGACACATCAGGTGTTGTTGATGTTTCTTTAGCGTTAGGTCGAGCAATTACTGGGTTAACATTTGATACTTTTGGCCACGTACAAAGTACATCAACTACAGACTTTAAGGATTTCTTCTATACAGAAACAGAAGCTGACGCAAACTTCGTAGACATCACTGGTGATACAATGACTGGTGACTTAGTGGTTCAAGGTAATATTGACCAAAACGAATCGCGCTTTGTTTCAACAACTGTAAATACATCAAGCACAAGTCAAGCTACGCTTTACGGTTTTGGAGGATCAACTTATGCAGCAATGGAAGTTTCTATTACTGCGATACAAGGATCTAATTCGCATATCACAAAATTACTTGTTACACACGATAGTGCTACCGCAATTGCCACAGAATACGGGTCAGTTTTCACATCATCTGAATTAGCGTCTTATGATGTTGGTATGACATTTGGAAACGTACAAATTTTAGCCACACCTGCTACTGCTAACTCAACAGATTTTAAAATTGTTGGAACTTTGATTAGCTCATAATATTATAAATATAAGAAAAACGCCTAACTGGGGAGAGTGAACCGAATGGCTAACGATAAAAAATTCATAGTAAAAAACGGCCTGCAATCTGAGAACAATGTTCTTGTCGGTACATCTACTGATGATGGATCAAATAAGTTACAGGTTGATGGATCCTCGATCTTCACAAATGACAGCGGTGGACAAGTTATTGCCACAATGGTTGGTGATAACAGCAACTTACAAATTATCAATCCTTCATTTGGCGACTACGAAATCACAAACAGTGGTCAAAACAACGGGATTAAATTCTATAACGATACTGATGGTATTGAAGTTGTTTATAACAACTCAGTAGATTTAGAATTTTCAAGTACAGGTATTGACTTTAAGCGCGAACCACAGTATTTAGGTAACGTGTTTTGGAACGCTGGTAATGACGGTGCAGGCTCAGGCCTCGATGCTGACTTATTAGATGGAATTGATTCACTCCGATTCCTACGCAGCGATGAAGACGATACCTTTGATGGTAACCTAACAATCACTGGTGATTTAACCGTATCAGGTAACACAACTTATATCAATACCGAACAGATTTTAATTGCAGATAATTTAATCACACTCAACTCAAACTTTACGTCTGGTGTTCCGACAGAAAATGCTGGTTGGGAAGTACTTCGTGGTGATAGCGCTAATTCATCTTTACAATGGGATGAAACAAATGATTGGTTTAAACTTATTTCAGCTGGTACAGACTTAGGTCGTATTATTACAACAGCGGATGAGGGCTCAGGTAACGGGTTTGATGCAGACACTGTTGACGGATTAGAAGCAGAGCAATTCCTGCGTGCTGACGCAGATGATACTGCCACTGGTAATATTGTAATTGAAGGCGACTTAACTGTTGGCGATGGTAACGGTACAGCTAGCCTTAAAATGGCTGGATCCGGTGCACAAAAAACTCTTGCTGCAACAGGCGGTGAAATTGGTTTCTTAAATTCATCTTTTAACTTTGCAATTAAAGTTAAAACTGACGATGATATCGAAGTGCGCGATAACATTTTAGCACAAGAATTTGTAGACTTAAATGATAGTACATACAAAGTAGTTCCTTCCACAGCCTCAATCATGAACAATATTGATTTAGAAGGTGGAATACGTCATAACGGAAATACTACAACTCAGATTAATTTTCCATTAGATAATAGAATTGGTTTTAGTCTCGACGGAAGTTCAATCGGTTTAATGACGACAACATATTTCTATTACAATGGAGATATTTACGCAAATAAACTTATTGACAACGATGATAATAGCTATTATATTGACCCAGATTCTTCATCTGTTTTAAATACAGTTGGCATTGACTCAGAGATTTTCCATAACGGAGATGCGGATACTAAAATCGCGTTTGCTACCGATACTATTAATTTAGCTACAGGCGGCACTACGAGATTAGCAATTACAGACGCGGCTGTTACATCAAGTGTTGATTTAGTAGCCCCAAGATTATTAGATTCAGATAATAACTCATATCTTGTAGATCCATCAGGTACTTCAATTGTAAGCCAAATTCAACTTGACGATTATGTTACTCACAACGGTAATGTTACTACAAGATTTGGTTTTAAAGCAAATGATGATTATATCATTAACATTGCTGGAAGCGAAAAGCTTTCTGTTAATGCAACAAGAGCTGATTTTACAATTCCAGTTTATGCTTCCCAGTTTGTAGATACAGATAATAATAGTTACTTCTTAGATCCAGCATCTACTTCAGAATTAAATACTGCTAATTTTTATAGCGGCGCAGCAAACAACTCAATCAATATTGGTATTGGATCTGCTGAAAGATTTAACATTGATGTTACAGATACACAAGGTTATATTCGATATATCCAAGATGAAGGCGGTGGTATTGACCACTCTGTTAATTTTGAAATCATATCTTCAAGTGTTGGGTTAAACAGATTTAACTTTAATCGTCCAATTAATGCTGGCGGAAACTCAATCACTGCTGGGTTTGGTGTATTTACGAGTGGTGTTTACTCTCCTATCTATTACGATTACGATGATGAAACATACTATGCGGATTATAACAACACTGCAGTTTCTATTAAAATGGCAGGTCAAGCTATTGGAGGTAACGGCACAGCTGCTTTACCAACATACTCGTTTGTTTCTGATCCTGATACTGGTATGTATCGCAGAACAACTAATAGCATTGGTTTTTCAGCTGGCGGTTCAGAACAGCTTAGAGTAAATACTAATAATGTTGTTGC